CGACAGACATCATCTCTTCCTGGTCTTAATTTCACAATAAGGTTATCGGCGGATTCATGGTCGTCCTGCCATGGCGGGCTTCAGAAGGTGCAGAAGAAAAATCCGTTATGATGACCGGATGGCGGGACTGTCATTTTACAGCTAAGTGTCGATTTTTTCAGGGTCGCTTTCCACGATGACCAGATCATCCGGTATCAACGCCCGGCGTTCAATTTTGGCAGGCAGAAGTCACCCGGCAGAAATTACTTAACGATTCAGATAATGCCATTAAGGACTGGCGCATAGAATTAACGCTGGGGATTATCAGTGATGAAAATAAAGCAGCTTTGATTCTGCCGATGAATTATATCAATGTTCTTAAATCGCTGGACTTAACAGGTGTTTCAGATGAGGCCACCTTCACAGCAATCAGGTGGCCTGCATTACCACAGTAACGCCTACTGGCTGGCTGGTCTTTCCGGCCAGTCAGGGGCGGCTGTATCCATCCGGTTTACCAGCACCCTATATTTTTTCCATTCGTCGAGCCGCGCTTTCTCATCATCTGTTGCGATTCCAAGATCAACTGCATCCTGCAATGGCGCGATTTTTTCAGATGCCATTTGCAAAAGACGGCTTTTGGTTTCTTCCGCCTGACGAAGCTGCGCTGCTTTTTCAGCCGCTTCGTCTTTTACCCAGACCTTAGCCTTACCATCCCATTTCTGGTATTCACCACCTGGTGAAACTGATGTGACATTTTCGGGCAACGGACCAGGAGCGGAGATATAAACCTGATTGCCGGTTGTTGTGTCGTAAACCATCTCGCCGCGGTGATCCTCATGCAAACTCCATGTCTGGGTTTCAGCGTCAAATATAGCAATATGACTGGCGGGAATATCAGGAGGGGCGATATCAGTACAGTTTGCCGGTAGTCCTGTGTGCGGCGGAATATACGCATCACCTGCACCAATAAATTCGTTAGTATCTGAACGCAGATTGAAAATTTTAATTGTCTGCGCCTGTTCGCTCATTTTAAAAGTCATTATGCCAGCCTCACTATGTAGTTAAATGCAATGTTTTTAACCGTGGTTTCCGCATTACCGTCTGCGTCCACAATAACGACGTGTCCGTGTGGACCTATATACATGGTGTGCTCATGTCCTCCGATATAAACTGTATGTGCATGGTCGCCAGCGGCCTGTGTCCATGCACCACCTCCAGGCTGAAATGAGGTGTGATTGGAATCTCCCCAGTATGAATTGATATAACCGCCGAACTGGTGAGTATGATTGCCCGTGGTATTGGTCGATTTCGTGCCGTAATCAAAGGATGAGGTAGATTTTGTCCCTAAGTCAGTATCCTGCGCTCTGGCGCTGTGACTGTGCGATTTGTTGCCGTCCATTTCTTGCGACAGTACAGCACGTCCACTGATGGGCTTACCCTTTATTGTCCAGCCCCGCATGTCAGGGATAATGCCGGACGGATACGCTATAGCCAGTAACGGGTAAGCAGATTTATCAAACGATTGCCCCTGCATCAGGGCGTAACCGGCTGGGGTAGCATCAGACGGCCATGCTATCGCCGCACCTACTGGATACGAATTCGGTGGCGGATTTAGTGAGGTGTAGAGCATCGCCCATTCGGACCACTCAGCATCGGCGGTATCTCGATGACTGCGAATATATGCGGGCGCTGGCGCACCGTTTGTCCCGCTCCAGCCAATGAGGATTTCCCCATCACCAGTTCCGGTCAGACGTAAAATATTTCCGTATTGCGTCGGATAGCCATTGTTGTAGACCTCGCCCATTATCAGGCCGCTATCGCTGCCTCTTGTCGCACCAGTCAGTGCCGGAAGCGCGCCGCGTGATGCCAGTCTGTTCGCTGCAACAGCCGTACCTGATGCAGGGAGCGCTCCGATATTTTGTACAAACAGCGGCTTTTCCGGAATATCGCCACCGTTCTGTGATTTTAGTAATGCATCGGCGGCGTGATTTATGGTTTCCCGTAAACTAACGTATTCGATAAGACCGTCAACGCTTTTTCCTGACAGCGCCGTCAGTGTATCGTCCAGCGGCTGCTTGCCCGCCAGTTTATTCAGTACAGTGGTGGCAAAGTTCGGATCGTTACCCAGCGCGTCAGCCAGTTCTTTCAGCGTGTCCAGCGTTTCCGGCGCAGAACCAACCAACTGCGCCACTTTCGCAGCCACAAACGCTGCCGTGGCAATTTCAATACCTGCAGCTGCGGTTTCCGGAGTTGGTGCTGTTGGCGTACCAGTCAGTGCCGGACTGTCCAGCGGCGCTTTGGTCTGTACCTCGTCCATGACAGCATGGACCGCCTTTGGCGTGGCTGCCAGCGCTTCGCTGTCACTGTCCGTGGCGCTGCTTAACTTAACGATACCTTTTTTCGTCAGGCTGGCATCTTCCAGGGAAATCACGTCCGCGATATCTTCTGCCCGTTTTGCGGCATCTTCTGCTCTGGTGGCTGCTGCTCCGGCAGCAGTACTGCTTTGCGCCGCCAGTGATGCGCTGGTATCAGATGCGGCGGCGTGAGTGGATGCCTCCGATGCTGATGACGAGGCGGCTGTTGCGCTGGCCGCTGCTGTACTTGCTGACGTTGCTGCATTTGTCTCAGATGTTTTCGCTGCGGCTGCCGATGCGGCTGCCGCCTTTTCCGACGCTGCCGCCGCAGTGGCTGACGCACCTGCATCACCGGCACTGGAAGCCGCCTGCGTTTCTGACGTCTTCGCGGCGGTTTCGGATGCTCCGGCGCGCTCTGCTGATGTCTGCGCCGCCGTCGCGCTGGCGGCTGCGGCAGCAGCTGAATCGCCGGCGGCAGTACGGGAGGCATCTGCATTCTCTTCAGATGTTTTCGCTGCGGCTGCCGATGCGGCTGCCGCCGTTCTGGCTGTGTCAGCCGACGCCGCGCTGGCTGATGCCTCCCCGGCTTTTGTGGTCGCCGTACCTGCGCTGCTCTCCGCAGATGCTGCGGATGAGGCTGCCTGTGTGGCTGATGCTTCTGCCGCTCCGGCTGCATTCACTGCTGCCGTGGCGCTTTCCGATGCCTGACCTGCTGATGTCTGCGCCTGTTCAGATGCCTGCCCTGCGGCGGTGGCATTCCGCGATGCCTCCGATGCCTGGCGGGCAACTTCTTCCACCATCGCCTCAAAACGCCGCAGCGCCTCCGGGCGGACGTCGTCTTCCGTCATGGCCCCCAGAAAATCATTCAGGGTGCCCGGCTTTGAATCATCGTAAACCGTAATAACTCCGGCATGTGACGGGGGATACCCGTCCACCAGGAGCGTGACAGTGTACTGCCCCTGCTCCACATCCATGCTGTAGCGCCCGGCGTCATCCGGATTTTCTGATGCCACCGTATTCACGACCACCGTCGTACTGGTCCGGCAGGCCTTCAGCTGAATGGTGCAGTTCTGTACCGGCGTTCCCGTACCATCTTTCAGTACGCCGGAAATAAGTACTGGCATATTGCCTCCATAAAAAAGCCCGCCCGCAGGCAGGCTTCAGATTCATTCACATCTCAGCACTGATTATCCGGGTCACGTAAATATGCCGGCAGAGAACACTGGACGCTCCGCGTGATTGTTTTTCCCTTTGCCTCGCGGTGCTGTTTCTGCCCACGGTCGGTGCCGGTATAAATCCGGGTCTGGTTTTCAATATTGCTGTTGCCGCTTCCTCTTCCGTTATCGGCAACGGCAGCAGTGGAAAATAAAACGGACAGGGAAAGCCCTGCCGCCAGAGAAATTACGCGCGACATAGTCATATTTGTTCCTCATTAAACGAAAGGGACCGGAAATCCGGTCAGTTTGTGAAGTTGCTCCCCGACCGGGAAACCATCACCAGCGGCCAGACGGAAGCTTCAGTGGTGTACTGCCCGCCGACCCTCAGAGAAACGCTGATATCCACGACAGGTGAAGTGGTGTAGACCGAAAAGACAACTGTCTGATACATGGCCGGAAGCCCTGCGGTATACGGGATAACCTCCGCCGTTTTCACCTGGCCGTTAATATTTATCGTGACGGTGATGGCACCGGAGCCACCGTTACGCTCACAGTTAGCCATCACCGTGATGGTTTTCCCTATCTGATAGGTGGCGCTGTCGGTATACCGTGTTGAGGTGCTGCGTTCGTCGTTCGTCGCCCTGATGCTCACGCCCTGCATGACTTTTGAGCCGCAGATATCACCGACAAACTCTTTTGCTTCTATCACGCCAGAAAACTTACCGGAGGTGGCATTGATTTCTCCGGTAAACGAGCCAGACACAGCGTTAATATGGCCGCTGATATCCGCATTTTTCGCAGTCAGCTTTCCGTCCGGCGTCAGGGAAAATGCCGGAGGATTACCGCCACTGGTGATAGTCGGCGCGCTCAGGTATTTCAGGAACGCCTCGTTCATGATTATCTGGTCGCCCTGCATGACGAATCCTGGCGTCTGGTTTCCGTTTGCCGGGTTAATATAAGCAATGCGATCCGCCGCCACCAGGAACTGGCTTATCTTCCCGTCAGGCGTGTCTTCCATACTCAGTCCAATTCCGGCCACATAATATTTGCCGTCTTTGGTCTGCTCTATTTTGACGCCCCACATGGCGTTCCATTTATCGTTAGCGTCCTTCCACTCCTTCGAAAACTGTTGCAGTTTGCTGGCGTTATCCTCCGTCAGGTCAATTTTTTTCAGCAACTCTGTACCAAGATACGCCTCCGTAATCAGTCCTTTAAAAAAGTCCAGATACCCTTTCGCGTCATCACTCGGACGCCCGGACACTTCCGCAAACACTGATTTTCCAGCCAGATTTACACTACGCACGTAAAACCAGGCATCATGCAGTGGTTTCAGTCCATCCTTTATCCAGAATGACCCGATGCCCAGATACTGCGCTTTTGACTGAATGTCTGCTGCGGTCGTCAGCTGTGTTGCGGAGTACCAGAATTCATACTGCACACTGGCATCATAAATGGCCTGGTACGGCGTCACCGTTATCTGAAAATAGCCCGGCGTCAGTTCAATGGTGGACGGTGCCGCCGGAGCCTGAATGCTGAACGTGACCGATGACGGCTCCCCCTGCTGCCCGAATCCGTTTATTGCCCTGACTGTCAGCGTGTAGTCACCCAGCGGTAATTCGTGGAAAGCGTACTCTGTCTCACTGGTTGTGGCGGTTGTCACCAGACGCGCGGGGTCGTCATCTTTCCCGTTTCTGATAGTCAGTCTCACGACAAAACGCACACCTTTTACCACCCGCGGCGTATCCCATTTCGCTTTGGCCTGATACAGGGTGCTGTCGTTATCCGTGCTGACGGTCAGATGTTGTACAGCGGGCGGAATAATGCTGTTGGTGGTCCCCGGTAACGGGTCAAAGTGCGCCCCGTTGTCCACAATGGACTCTTTTTCCGGAACGTGCTGCAAGGCAGTGATGGCGTATGTGCCGTCGTCATTCTCCTTAATACGCACGCAACGGAAAAGGCGGCGCTTCAGGGAGGGCAGTTTCAGCCCCCAGATACTGTACGGCTGCACGGTTTCCGGCAGGACTTTCGTTACCACCCGATCCGGTGCGGGCTGCGACTGAATCTCCGTACTGAACGGCTTACCGTCAGGCCCGACAATATTCAGCGTGGTGGCGCCGCTTTCCGGTAGTGTTATTTCCCGGTCAAGCGTCAGCGTGCGGGTGGAAATATCCAGGTCAGTGATACGCCCACCGACCGACGCCCCGGCGTAATCGTTGTCGCAGACCTCAATAATATCGCCCGGTGTATGACGCAGACCTTCCGCACCGACAGAAAAATCCACGGTCTGCGTTTCCAGCAGCTCCGTCATCATCACCCACAACCCCGTCCGGTGCGCCTGTCCACGTGAGGTACAGCCGAACGCGTCCATTTTCAGCAGATTGCGTCCATAACGGGCCTGTGAGGCATGGTCTTCCACCAGCTCCGTGGAGGTTTGCCAGCCATTCAGCGGATCGGTGTATCTCACTTCTATCGCGTTATGGCGGTCTTTCAGGGCACTGAAGCTGTATTTAAAGCGCCCGCCCACCACGTTACCGTTGGTGTAGGTCCATGCTTTATCGGAGGGGCGGTCCTGGATGAAGGTCATTTTGCGGCCATTCCATACCGGCATACAACGCATCACCGAGCAGAAATCCGCCAGAACGTCATACGCCTTACGCTGGGTGGTAATATACGCATTAAGCGTCATGCGGGGTTCCGTGCCGCCAAATCCGTCCGGCACCGGTTGATCGCAGTACTGCGCGATGGCGTACAGCGCCCATTTATCCACATCCGCCCCCCCGATACGCCTGCCCAGCCCGTAACGGGGGTGGGTCAGTTTATCCATCGTGCACCACGCCGGGTTATTCGTGTACGCCGGTTTAAACGCCCCGTCCCACAGGCCGGTATATGTGCGGGTATCCGGGTCATAGTTTGAGGGGACCTGAAAAATACGTCCGCGCAGGTGGTAGTTACGCGTGACCTGCTGGCTGCCGAACTGTTCCGCATCCACCAGCAGACCGGCAACCGCTGTGCCAGGATAACCCTGCCGGATATCGATGATTTCCGTATACGACGACCACAGCGTTTTGTTCTGAAGCCTGTCGGTGGTGCTGTCCGGTGTCACCCTGACCATGCGGACACTGAACGGGCGCGGCGGTAAATTATCAGCCACTACCGATGCCAGATATTGTGTTGTGATCTTGCCGTTAATAGTGATATCAAATTCTGTGTTCCAGATCCCGCTACGCTGAAACTGTATCAGCAGATTCACGGAGGACGGGTTACGGTCCCCCTTGTCCGTGGTCTCCTGCAGCATCTGTACACCAAAGGTGAAGCGTAGCCGGTCGACATTCTCTGAGACAACAGTACGGGTAACGGGATTATCGTGTTTCACTTCCACACCCAGCACCGTTTCCGCGCCGGAAGCCTCAAAACCTTCCAGCGGTGCCTGTGGTGTCTCCCCCACCTGATATACCACGGTCACGCCGTGAATATTACTGTTACCGTCCGCGTCCACCACCGGCGTGTTATTAATCAGCACGCTCTGCAGACCGTTCACCGGGCCGACTATCGGTCCCTCACTGAGGGCATCAATCACGCTCAGTTGTTGTGTGGACTTCAGATCGTCCTTCGCCTCACGTGGTGTATGCCCCTTCCCTCCACCTTTGCTCATTCTCCTGGCTCCATAAATAACAAAACCGCCGTAATGGCGGTCATGTGTATCAGCTCATGTTGTCATGATTATCACTGCCGGATGACGACAGACGGGCTGGGAATCCCCCCGTCCTGCCGCGACGTGGG